GAAGAAAGAAGAAGAATAAACCATTTAATAGCAACGGGTTACGAATGCGGGTAGTTGCCGATTTCAACTACCCGCACACTACCAGCAACTACCAGCAGAACGCCGAGGTTCGCCCTGAATCGTTTTCTTTTCCAACCCGATATACCGCGCCCGAAACGCCCGAACGCGCAACAGGGGGCAACGTCGAGGTCCGCTCGACGTCCTGTCGAGGCTTGCGCGACTACGGTCGGCGTTCCAGCCGTTGCGCCGACCGCTCGACCGCTCGTTTGAATTCGAGAAGCCGACGGCCAATTTCGAGCAACATGGCCGCCGAGTCGCGCGAAGTCGTGTCCGGGGCGAGCGTTTTAGCCGCCGCCGTCCGCTCGACGAATCCAGTTAAATCTAATCCGCCGAGTTTCTCGGCGACGTCGATAATTGCGGACTGAGTCGCCCGGTAAACTTCGTTCGGCATAGCCGCTCGCGATTCGATAAACCGCCTCGCCGCTTCGCGCTTGCCTGTCTTGCTCATCGGAGAGACTCCGTCTCGCAAGCCTCGCAACGGCTACGCCTGTTTCCGTGCGGGCAAAACATTATATCGACCGCCGAACGATCCCGCCCCATTGGCGACGCGTCGCCCGTCCGCTCTTCTGGCGATAGCTTTTCGATTAAGTCGCGAGCGCGGTCAAATTCAGAAACGCCGAACTTCCGATCACCGGCGGAGTCGACCAGCGCGATTAACTCCGCGAGCGCGGGCGAATCAATCGTCGCGTTTGAAATCGAGCGAAGAACCTCAACGCGCGCGCGCTTCTGGCGTTCCCGTTGTTGCGCCGAAACCAACCCCTGAACGACAAACGTCGCGCCAACCAACAACCAACCAAACGCCGCGCCGTAAACGTAGCCGATCGCGACTGAGAGACATAAAAAACCAATCAACATATTAGAACCTTTCGTTTAGAAAATGGCTTCGTCTTCGCCGTAAAACGGCGTGTCCGAACTGAACTCTTCTTGTTGCTCTACTAACTCGACAATAGGCGCGGGAACGGCGTCGAACGTATCGTCGCGCTTCCACCGGATCGAATAATACCGCTTACCAGAACGATCGCGTTTCGACGTAACGGTAAATCCATTTGAGGCAAGCGCGGTCGCGTCCATGTTTAGACGTCGCCCAAACTGCAAAGCGTTTCGATACTCAAATTGCATTCCTGTATCGCGCTTGCATTGAACCAACGCGTTAAACAAAACTTGCGATTGAACGTCGACGATCGTCGAATGAATATCGTTCATTGTGATCCCGAGCAAATCAGGTCGCGCGCCTTCCGCGTTGATCCAATAGAAAAAGCGGGTAAGCGCGGCGACGATAGGCGAAGACTCGCGCGCTTCGGCTTCGGTTTTTGCGTTGCTGTTGCGAATCAAAGAAAGAAACGACTCGTCGATCGTGTCGAGCATTGCGCCGCGCTCTTCTTCGCGAGCCGCTGCGACCCGTTGAAGATATAGCAACGCGATAAAGTCGTTCGCGCGCTTCTTGCCATGGTCGCCCAAGGCGACCGACAGTCCGCGCATTATTAGCGGGTGCGCCCCGCGCTTAATTAAGCGTAGAACGGTTGCGGCTCGCTTGAGAATTAACGAAATCAGTCGCGACCGAACCGACTTTATTTCGTCGAGAACTTGCTTTTCCAAAATGCCGAACTCGGCTTGGTTTGCTTTGTCGAACCACGACAAGAACATTCGGCCCTGAAGTTCGACGACGTCGCCCGATAGCGGCTCGATTCCAGTTGTTAGTAACAGGCAAAACGGCGTAACTGAAATTGTGCCTTCCGAATTAACGTCGCGCTTTTCTCGCTCAACACCGGTAACGACGGTTAGAAAGAAGTCGAGAAGGTCGCGCGTAATGTTCGCGGTTTCGATGTTGTCGAGCGCAACAACTGGCGAGCGTTCGGAGTCAACATAGTTAGCCGCCAACGTCGCTTTCTTTTGCCGCTCTTCGCCGTAAATTAGCGTCGTCAACATTTTAGCCGCCCACGTTTTGCCTGAACCCGCTTCGCCTTCGAATCGAAGCATTGGTCGCGTTCCAACAAGACCGAGAAGCGGGAAGCACGAAAGCCAATCGAGAATCAAACGTCGTTCCCATTTAGAACAAGCGAGGTGCCGACCAATATATTTGTCGAGATATGCGTCGAGATCTTCGACGGGTGCGTCGGCGTCAAAGATAACGGGTGCCATTTTTGGCGACGGCGCAACAATAACCGCGTCTTCGTTTGTCCCGTTCGCGACGACCTCGACGCCGCTTTCGTCAATGCGCGCTACGCGGTTCTCGTCGCCTAACGAAAAGTAAACGACGCCGCGCGCAACGAACGCGGTCGCCCATGAGGTCTTCGCTTTAGTTTTGGAAACGTCGACGATAACGTCGGCGAAGTTTGAAGAAAACGCGCGATAAGTAGTCGTGCCTGAAGGAACGCCCGTCGTCCTGCAAAACATGCCTTGGAACGCGTGGCGTTCGTATGCGGTCGAAGCGACGACCTCGAACGGCGCGCCGTCGAAAAAGATCATCGGCTTGCCTTCTTCGGTCTTCCAAATGACCGCACCGTTCGCGCGGAACCACTCAAGCGTAGAGCGGGACAGTTCGAGCCACGGCGGCGATTCGCCGTTTAGGCGCGAGGCGGTTAGCGTTTGTTCGATTGAGGCGGCGAGCGTTCCCGGCTCGGCGAGCGTTGTTACGTCTTCCGGCTTCGTTTTCGTCGCGTTCTTCTTTTGATTTTTCGACAACGCGTTCGCTTCTTGCCGCAATTCGGTAACGCCGATTCCCGTCAATTCTTTAAGCCGCTGGAAAAGTGGCTTCCGGTCGACGGGTCGTTGAACGTTGACGCGCGCCAGTATTGGCGCGATCGAATCGACCATCGCGACCGGGTCGTCGAGCGGGCGAATATTGTCGATCGCAACTTCGAGCGGACGCCGCGCCGAATCCAGCAGGGAAGACAGCGCGTCCGCGTTGTTATTCTTGAGCCACTCGCAAAGATCAATTTTCGCGTTCGCGATCAAGCCGTCGACCGAGTCGCGGTCGGCTTCGTCGACGACAACTTCGTCGATAAGGCGACGACGCTTCGACGGCGGAGCGGAAACGACTTCCGAATAGCGATCGCCTAAAAGCTCCGCGAGTCGCTCGCGCGCTTCGCGTTGTGAGTCTTCAAGTGGAATCGTCGCGATTGAACACTTAACGCGCTCCGCCTCGAACCGCTCGGCGGTTGAAAGTGCCGCGTCGATTCCGATTCCCGAAAACTCGTTGTCCTGAACGAAAACGACTTCTTCCACGCCGCGAAGACGGCGAACGATCCGATCGACGTCGTCCGTTTTGAATCGAACCGTAACAGGCGAAACCGTCGGAATGCCGACGGCAAGCGCGGCGATACAATCGGTAACGCCTTCGGTGATCGCGATTCGCTTCGGCGATTCAAGCAAAACGTCCTCGCCGAACAAAACCGAATTGTCGATCGTCTTCGAAACGAAGGATCGGTTCGCGCCGTTATGCGTTTGCAATTTCTTGTATTTGGCTTTCGCGTCGATTGAATTCGTCCACGGCGTAGCGCGTCCGATTGCGTAAGCGACGCGACCGCGTGACAGGTAGGGAAAGACGACGCGTCCTTCGAAGAACGGTCGCGCGTTGTCTTGCGCGTCGAGTCGGAACGCGCCGGTTGCGATTGCTGTTCGCGCGTCGACTCCGGCTCGCTTCAACAATTCGTAAGCTCGATTGTTCGGCGATGCCCAACCGATGCGAAAGTCGGCCAAAACTTGATCGTCGAAACCGTAATTCGATTTGATCCATTCGCGAACTTCCGCGCCTTCGCCGCTCATTAGGTGTTTATGGTAGACGTCGAAGACTTGCCATAGCGCGGACGCGACCGTTTCCGATTCGATTCGGTGCGCCTCAATTTCCGCGATTCGTTCAGGCGATAGCCCGACTTGCGATAGCGTCGGCATCGCCAGACGCGACGCGAGCCAATCGCGAGCGCGACGATGGGATTCGCCCGCCCGTTCGCCGCGCGCGAGTTTTGTAACGGTGCCGTCTGTGACAAACTCAACCAGTTGCAAGACGTCGCCACCGACACCGCAACCGAAACAGTGGAATAAGCCGCCGCGCGTGTCAACGTGTAGACTTGTCTTCGATGTAGATTTATGGTTTGGGCAGTCGACTAAAAGCGCGCCCGACCTTTCCGCCGTAATTCGACCGCTTAAGAGTTCGCGCGCGATGTCGCCGATAGGCGTCGCCGTTATCCTCTTGTAATATTCTCCGACCTCGCTCGAACGATTCCCCGACGCCGCTTCGCTTGGCTTGCTCAACTTTCTTTCCCTTTCTCCGTGCTGTTGCACGTTCCCTTTTCTCTGCTATTTCGACGACAACGAAAGCAACGTTCGTCGCTTATCCGTTCGAATCCGCTTCGCGCAAGTTCGGATTCCCCACGAATCCCCGACGACGACAACCGCTTCGCGGGCGCGCGAGACGGCAGTATAAAATAATCCTCGATGCAACATTATTGACTGTGATTTGTGACAAACATATACGACGATCGGGTATTCCGACCCTTGCGACTTATGAACGGTTAACGCGTAGGCGAGTTGGACGTTACTCGCCGCCGAGCCGGACAGCTCGACGACTCCGATTCCGTCGAAATCAATCGTCATGTCTTGAGAGTCTACACTTTTTGAAACGACCCGTCCGACTGTTCCGTTCATAACTCCGATTTTGTAATCGTTCTTCGTCTGAATGATTTTGTCGCCTGTTTGAATCGGGGCGATCCCGGTCTTCGGATTTGCAATCGGTGCCGGTCGTCCGTCGCGCTCCGCCGCGATCGTTTGAAGCGCAAAGTTTAACGCTTTCGTTCCGACCGGTCCGTTGTGCATCGCGGTTAACAGTTGTACGCCCCATATCGGATCAACTGGCGACCCGTCCGCGCGCGTGAACTTTTCCAAATGTTCGCGGAACAGGCGCGCGATAAACGTAGCCGCTTCGTCTTTGTCTTTGTATTTCGGAAGTATGGTCCAAGGCGGAATCTCAATCGAACCCGAGTCGCGAGGAACGGACGCCTCGACGACGCCAGACAACACGTTGTTAATTTTGCGTTCGAGCGTTCCGGCGTTGCGGTGAATTTCAGTTAACCGCGCGACCGGCGCGAGGTCGCCCGAGATAAGGTCGCGAAGAACCGCGCCCGCGCCTACCGGCGGCAGTTGGTTGTGATCGCCGACAAGAACGACCGTCGTTCGGTTCCAATCGACCGCGAGCAATAGCGACGAGAATAAAAGAACGTCGACCATGGAAACTTCGTCGACGATCAAGAGGTCGGCGTCGATCTTGTCTTCTTCGTTTTTCGCGAAGTTAAAGACGACTTCGCCGTCGACGGTTTGCGGCTTCGGGTCGAGTAAAACGTGAATCGTCGTCGCCTTTCGCCCGACGGATTCGATTAAGCGGTTCGCCGCCTTGCCGGTAGGCGCGGCAAGCGCGACGGTTGCGTCGTTGTGAGATTCGAACAGGTCGCAGATTGCACCGACGAGAAACGTTTTTCCCGATCCCGCGCCGCCTGTAATCACCGACAGGCGGTTAGAGAGCGCGCCAACGACCGCCGCGACTTGTCCGTCGTTCAAGGTCGAACACGCGTCGAGAGCGAGCTTTGCGAGACTCTCAGGCGATTGCTCGGAGAATGCGCCCGCGCCTTGCGCGTTTGCTTTAATCGCGCCCTGAACAACCTCTTCGGCTTGCCACAGTTCAGGCAAGCCGAACAGGTGTTCGCCGTTGATTTCCGCCGCGCGAATATCGCCGCCCTCGACCGCGTCGCCGATTGCCGCTTCGACGCGTTCGCGACAGTCTATTGTGTCGAGCGCGAGCAACTCAAGAGCGGCGCGAACGAACGGCTTCGCCGCCGTGAATGTATGTCCGCCATTGTCGCGCGCCTCGCGCAAAACGTGAACAACGCCCGCCGCTATGCGACTCGAATCGTTTTTCGTCATGCCCGCCCGGAGCGCGATTTCATCGACACGCTTAAAGCCGTACCCTCGAATCCGACCGACAAGAAAGTACGGGTTACGCTGAATCGTTTTTACAACCGAGCCGCCGAACCTGTCGAACAACTTCTTCGCCGCTGCCGGTGTCACGCCGAAACCGGCAAGCTCGGCCATGATCCCATTCGTCCCCGCTTGCGTTGTCCATTCGTCGCGGAGTGTTTCAACGACTGCAACGGGAACGCCCGCGCGTTCGGCGATTTCTGCCGGGTCGGTGTTCACGACAATAGTTTCGAAGTCACCTAACGCGAGGATCGAGTTAACAAGAGCCGCCGCGCGCGATGGACCGACACCCTTAAACCGATCGCTCTTCGACAGGTAGGCGACAAGCCCTTCGGTTGTTGGCTTGGTATCAAACAAGAAAGTCGCGCCGTCAATTTGCGAGCCGTATTTCGCGTGATACTTCCACTCGCCCGAGAGCGTTACGCGGTCGCCTGTTTCGAGTTCGCCCTTTGCCGCGAATTTGTAGTCGGTGCCGTCGTCGGCGGTTAACACGCCCGCCGAAAATGAGTCGGACGAATAGTAAATTCGCGTTACCCGACCGGTCGCTTCAACCGGGCCGGTCTTCCTTTCGCGCGGTGCGCGTCTTTGTTTCTGCCGTTGCATTTGCTCGCCCTTTCGTTCTTTCGTTTTTAGTTATGAAGCGAGCGAAGAACGCTTCGGCGAGTATCGCCGCCGCCGCTCTATGGCTCGCAAAGAAAACAGGAATGCCGCGTTCTACCGTGATCGCCGCCGTTGTCGCAAGAACAGCGCGCGCGGACATTCCACTTGTATAGTTCCCCGACAACAAGTCGGGTAATTCCGCTTCAACAATGACCGCCGCAAACTCGAACGCTTGCAGTCGACGAAGCTCTCGATTGAATCGCGATCGCCCGGAACAAATCGACGAAACGAAGTCGTCTTTCGTCTTCCGCTCGACCGCGACTCGATCTTCGAAACCTTCAATTGAGTAGTCGCCCGATTCGAGCTTCGCGCGTCGCGTTGTCACGATCGGCGAAAAAACCCAAGGTCGCTTTTCGCGAGTGTCGACAATCAATCGAATTGTTTCGCGTTTTGGCATAAGAGAAAGAGGCGTCGCGCGCGAGGGATGGAATAGTAGGAAACTGCTGTTGAAAGCAAAAAACGCGCGCGACGCCAAACCGATAGATTTTAGAACGGAACCCCTTCTTCGTCAATTGGTGCTTGCGGTGTTGTTGCGCCGACGTCGTTAACAACTGGCGAAGCGAAGCCACTTTGAGCCGCGTCGGAAAGATCGGCGTTCGGGTCGACCTTTACGAAACGGTTAAGCCATACGTTAAGAAAGTCGCCGTTCTTTTGAACGCGAACGTCCATAACAACGCCCTTCAATTCTTCGACGCGCGTTTCAAGCTCCGACAGGCTTTCGAGATTGAGCCGCGCAACCGCGAGGTCTTTCTTTAACCATTGCATCTTATCGCGCGCGATAACGTTATTGCGCCACAGTGTCGCGCCACGATGGCGCGGACCGATAACCTTAAGTTTCCATTTTAGTAAATGGTTGCCCGATGTTTGCGAAGTCGCCAAGAATGCTTCTTTTACGACGACCTGATAATCGCCGTCGGGAACTTCGGTTACTCCGCCGTCGGGAGCGGGCGCGTTCGCGAACGCGTCGTCCATTTCTGCCAGAACATCGCCGTAATAATCGCCGTTGTTGTCGTTCATTTTTTTACACCGCTTTCGTAGGCTTTCCGGAACTCGTTAAATAAGGCGCGGGAGTGTTCCGGGCCACTCATCGACGCGCCGTTAGGTACACGGATAACCGCCGGGAGTGTTCCCGAGCGATCGCCCGCTTCAAAGTTTGCGTTCGGCTTCGTGCGTAAAACGCGATCGAACCGAACGTTTCCGTTGTCGTCGTTAACTTTCTCGACGTCGAAAAACAAAATCATATCGCAAAGACCCAAAAGCACTTCGCGACAAGCGTTCGACAAGGTCGGACGCGTTTTGATTATCTCGCTACCACCTTGCTCGATTTTGTCGTTTGTCGCGTGAGCGATCATGATTAAACCGAATGGAAGTTTTGCCGCCGCCGTAATCAGCCGCTTAAACTCCGCTTTAATCAATCCCCAACCTTTACCGTGCGCGAGGTCGCCCGCGTATTCAACGTTGCGCGCGCCGCAAACGTGCGCCGCTGCAAATTCGTAGGCGTTGCCGATTGTGTCGATAACTGTTGTTTTGAAGCCGTGTCCGCCGCGCGCGACTTCCGAATAAATGCGGGAAAGCTCCGGCCAGTCTTTAACGCCTGTCCCGTCGGCCGGGGCTTGGAAAACGTCGAGCGAGTTTAAGCCGGGTTCGGTTGGTAGGAAGAGTGCGTCGGGGAACTGCGCCGCGAACGACGACTTCCCGATCTTGGGCGCGCCGTAAAGAAGAATCGAAAGGTCTTCGATCCTTCGCTTCGGCGGTGTCGAGGCGGTCGGTAAAACGCCTACCGGCTTCGCCGTTGTTGTCGGCGTCGCTTCCGCCGGTTTCGTTTGCGTTGCTTTCGTTGTCATGTCTTGAACTCCAAAAAATGGAAAAGGTTAGAAAGGAAGGGTAGGCGATTCGTCGCCGGTGTCAATAGTCGAAGCGACCTTTTTTTCGGTCGGCTGAAAAATCATTCCGTTCGACTCGAAGTCGAAGTCTACGTCGTCGAGTTCTTCGAATGGAACTCGAACCTCGAAGTCGTTCGCTGTTATCTCGTCGAGGACTCCGCCCGCGCGGCAAATCGGGACGAACGAACAGCCGAAGCCGAACGAATAGCATTGCGAAGTGTTCATCGACCACCTGTCGCGTCGACGCGCGTCGAGTATTTGTTGCGTCATTTCCCAAACCTCGCCGTCGATGTCCGCGAGCCGTTGCTCGTCGAAGCGTATTAACTCGCGGTGCATCTTGTCCGGGTTTTCGTACTCGCGTTTCATGCGCTCGCGAAACGCTTCCCAAGTTTCGGCGGGCTTCGGTCCCGCTTCGCGGTGCTTCTCGATCGTTTTTTCGGTCTTGTAACGACCGAGTCGTTCCTCGAACTTGTCGACAGTCTCGCCCGCCTTGCGACGAATGCGCGTCTTTTCGGTTATGTCGTACAGAACGCCGACGACTCTCATTCCGAAACCGTCCGAAACGATGTCGTCGATGTATCGCGCGTATAGCATCGACTGGAAATCGGACCATAGCCGCTCAAGATATGCGCCGTCGATCGTCGCCGCCGTCTTGTTTTCCTTTATGTAAAGCTCGTTCGTTCCTTTCAAATGAACGAGTCCGTCGATCTTGCCGGACAGGATGAACGAACGCGACTTCGCGCCCGTCTCCGGATTGCGGATTTTGTGAACGAATGTCGGTTCGACGTAGAGATATTCAAGTTCGTCGTCGCGAATCATCCCGCGAGGATCAACGCCGACGGGCTTGTCGCTTTTCGACGTACCCCAACGCGCAAAGTAGCCGCGCAACATTGCGCGCAACAACTCAAACGTTCCGCGAGTTTCGTCGTCGAGCGTTAAACCTTGCTCTTCGGTTAAGAAACGGTCGACGTCAATTTCGCCGCGCTTATAATGCGCCTCGATCGCGTTGTGAAAAATCGTTCCAATCCACAACGCGTCGCTCTTCGCTTTCGGCTTGAGTCCGTCAACGTAGCCGAGCTTGAACTTTCGACGGCAATTCCTGAACCGGGACAGGGAAGAATAGGTCACAATCTCGAACCCCGCCGCGCGGGCGCGGTCGAGATTCGTATCGCCTGTTGCTTTCGTTTTGTTGCTCATGTTGCAATGTCCGAAAGGTCGCCGATAGATTGAAGCGACTCGACTTTCGCGGCGTGGTGTTCGCTGTTGTACGCGGAGTAACGTTCGATTAGCACAAGTCGAAAGTCTTCCAAGTCGCCAATTGTTGTAAGCCGACCCGTTCGCCCGTTTGACCCTTCATAGCGAACGGTCGCCCGGATGTACCCGCGATCCATCGCTTCGCGGATAGACGAATACTTCATATCCATTAGTTGCGCGGCGCGCGCAATGTTGACGCGCGTCGCGCGTCGATCTTTTACCGCCGCTGTTAGTTTGCCTTTGCTCATTTAATCCACTCCGTAAAAATGCGATCGAGCCGAACCGTATCGACCGCGA